GGAAGTTAATGTCTGGGCCAAGGGTTGCATGCGGGCGCTTCATACGGCAGCGATCGCAAATGCCAATTGCGATGTCTGAGTAGCCCTCGGTGTCAAGAAAGAGTGGCATTACGATGTCCTGCCCTGAGCGGCAAGCGTGGCGCGGCGGGAAGCAACGCGCTTTGCAATTTGCTCTGGCGTCTGCTTGCGGCCTTTATTAGCCCTCCCGCCAGAAGCACAAGCCTCAACTGATGGGGGCTTAGAATTTTTAGCATACGGGCGAGGAACACCTTTGGTTTTTGCAGACTTTTTAGCTTGCGCCTCAGCGCTCCAAGCCAAGTGCCGATGTGCATGCAATGCTTCCAAAGACTTGCCCGTAGCTTTTTTACCAGTCAACGCCTTGCGCATTTTTTCTACCGCCTCAGGCGATTTTTTCTTGCCTTTTGCGGCTAAAGACATTTTAGATTTTGTTTCTTCAGACTTAGGCTTTCGCATATAAGGCTTGGGAATGCCTTTGCGGTTTGGAATCAAGTCTTCTTTTAAGCCGTTAGCCAATCGATTATATGCCCAGCCATCAGCCGGATTGCCGTAAATTTTGAACCTAACCAGATGAGCTATCGCATGATCAATTGGATGCAAAAGGACTAAGTTATCTGGCGCATCTGATCCGCCCTTATAACGAGGAATAATGTGATGCTTGTGAAATCCGGCTAGCAAAGTCATCTTCAACTCGTATATGGATTGATGTTGACCGCAAAGTAGATCGGACTCTTATCACGCTCTTCTGCTTCTGCAAGCGCCAAGTATTTGCCAGCCTGGTCCTCAAGGTATCTGACGCGATCAAGGGGCACTTGAGGCAATTCCATGCTTAATTGATGCGCTAGCATGCCGACAACGGCCATATACCAGCGCTGCGGGATCTGTAATTCATCAGATAAGTCGCCTACATCCATGATCTGCTTGGAATACCAGACAGTCATCTGCACATACCACTCGTTTGGCACCGGCCAAAGGTAGATTTCTGGCTGTGGGACGGTCCGATTGAACCAAAACTGGTAAGGCTGGTTAGCTGTGAAGTTTTTATTGGGCAAATTGGTGTAATCGTCACGATTTAGCCGCGCCATTTGGATTTCACGCGACATATTGCCCACATAAAACTCACGCAAAGCCAGTGTCGTGCCTGCAGAGGCTCTAACCCGGTAATACTGCACGCTCTGGCCTGGGTCGATGTCATACCAGAGCCACTGCTTATCGGTTACGACAACCTCTCCGAGGTCTTCAAGGGTATTCCAGGTGGTGTTATCAGTGGAATACTCAAGGGTAAGCGTCCAGGTGGCACTTCCACCACCAGAAACATAGGGGAGAAGGCCGATCGACCCAGCATAAATTGGGTTACTGGTGCCAAAATTGATCGATATATTGCCATTCGTACTTGTCTGCAAGCAGTAAGTATCGACATCGCTATCCCCTGCGTAGGCTGCGTTGCCACCAGCGCTAGAAGAGTAGCTTCCAGTGGGGCGCTGCATGGTGCGGTAGAGCACATTTAAGGCGTCGTTAGCGCCAACAGGCAAGGTGTAAATGTATTTGTTGGGCGTGAGGCCAATGACTTCCTTCTTAATCGCCCAATACTGGATGCCAATATTGATTAGATTGGTCAGAACGAAGCCTAACGACTCTCTAGCCGTTAGCAATTGCTCGCTAGTCAGTTCTTCAGCAAGCTTGCCACAGCGACGTGCAGCGTGGTCTATGACCGTCTGTACTGAATAAATCTGACCGTATGTATCTGAATATGCCATATCACCACTCCATGTAAAGTGGTAAACTTTGATCAATTAACTTCTTAGAGCCAACCATGACTTTAACGCAAGAACTCCTACAAAATCTTTTCAAATACAACCCGCTTTCTGGGCATTTAACTTGGAAACAAGGCAGATCAAACATGGTCGCTGGTTCTTTAGCTGGATGCGTCAATAAATCTGGCTATATGGTGGTATCAATTAATTCAAAAACATACCGAGTTCAGAGGGTCATCTGGCTTTACATGTTTGGCCGCATACCCACTGGCTTTTACATTGATCACATCAACGGCAACAAACTTGATCATCGACTTTGTAATTTACGGCTTGCAACAAATAAACAAAACCAAGAGAACCGAGCAGCGCCTCAAAATAGCTCATCTGGCTATCGGGGCGTTGGATGGCATAAGGGCTACAAAAAATGGATGGCTCGAATCTCTCACAATAAAAAGCGCAAAACAATCGGTTTTTTTGAAAACAAAGAAGAGGCTTGGCAAGCCTATAAAGCAGAGGCCGCAAAGCTTTATACCCACGCTGATCGCTTACCATGATGGACAATTCCAACGGCGCATGGATGCGCGTGCTCGAGAACCCTTTTCGCTCTTTTCTGCTACAGGACCCATTCTGGCGCAGAACGAGTCTCGTCTCGATCCGCCCTGAGGCTGTGGGGCCTTCAGGTTTGATCCTGTTTCTCGGTTGTACTTCGCTCTGCCTTTGGCCGTAAGACCAGCGCCTTGATCCGCCGGCAGCTTTTCACCGCGGCCAATCGCAAGACTCGGACCACCGTTCTTAAGCTGTTCAGGAAGCTTTGCATAAGATCGCCCTTTCACGTTGGATTGGGTGTACTCAGCCGCTACATCAGGCCGAATACCAACCTTCTTGGCAAACTTGGGATTGTTTTCTGCCGCTTTCATGAGCCGAAACTGCGCTTTCGACTTAGCTGGCATGTCACTCTCCCGAGTTCTTGATCAGGACAATGTGGAAATACGATGAGACAGCATTGTTTGCTGCCGCTCCGATGGCTGTTGAGCCAACACAGTTTTTCTCTGGGATAACAAATGGCGGATCAAACACATAATTAGCCGTACTGTTATTAACCGTCGTTACTGCGCCAACACGAAGGATGCCATCAGGACCATGCTGCTTCAAGAAGCCCGTAACCGCAGTTGATCCAGAGGCCTGACCTGAAGAGAATTGACCCTCAACCATATAGCCTGTATAGCCAGTAGGAACACAATAGTGACCTGTCGTGCGGCTGTTATAGCCCGTGTTGATTGCGTCATAAATGACTGCAGGAACGCCGGCGGTAACTACGCCGGTGCCTGCATAGACAACGCCAGCATTTGACCCGTTGGAGCCTGCCGTGACAACGTAAAATGTATTGACATACAGGTACGAGTTAGTAGTGTTGACTGCCGTTTGGCCATTCATCGTGACGGTTTCACTCACCACGTTGTAGTCGCCATCAACGCCAGCAATGAATACGGTTCTTGCGCCCGTGCCTGCAGGGCTACCATCATCGTCGGTGCTGCTTGAACTAATTTTTAATACAGAGGCAACGGTAGGATGGGGTACTACTCCGCCAACTGGCCATACTGATTCTTCAGACGTATCAACGTCTGGGTTGTATCCAAACACAATCACATTGCTGTGGCCCTGAATCTGGCCACGCGCCACTTGCAAGCCAAACGGCTCGAAAGCACCCTGGCGGGTAATTGAGGAAATTGTCGTGGTCATATCAAACCTTCAATGTGAAGCAGGGGCCGAAGCCCCCACTGTTTAGCGCCTAGCTCGTGGTGGTGTAACCGTTACCGATTCTTTGGTTTCGGTTACTGATCCCTTACCGCGGATCTTATCCATCAATTTGCCACCAAGCTCTTTCACGATGCTGATCGGATTCAAGGCTTCCTCGAGATCACGGCTGGCTTTCGCTGCTGTGGCCTCAGGATCTGCAACAGGCTTGGATACATCACCGCCTGGTGCGTATTTGACCTTGCCGCCCTTCTTGAAGGTGCCCGATTGGCGATCATTAGAGACAGGCTTGGATACTGGGTGCTTGGGCATGGCGACGGGTTTGCCCGAATCAACAAGACCCCCCGTCGCGTAGTGCTTTTTTAAGGCACCACCTTTCTTGTAGCCGCCAGCATTAGCTTCTTTCACTTCGCCAGTCTTGGTGTTGGTGACACCGGGCTTTGACGTGGAGACATTGTCAATCACGCCCATGCCCTTTACACCGCCGCCATCAGCGTAGCATCCGCCACCAGCCATCTTCTTGGCTTTGCCGCCCTTCTTGAAGCCACCAGCATTGCCCATACGAACGCCGCCTGTGCCGTGAGCCTTGTCCTTCTTGGCCTCGTGCATGAGCGTTGTTTTGGGTGAGCCGCTTGTCTTCTCGCTGGGGATTGCGCCGCCAGTAGCGTAGCCAGCCACTGCGCCTTCCTTAACCTCGCCAGTCTTGCCTTTGACGTGATCAGGTTTGGCCGTGTGCATCTTGGTGTTGGCATAGCTTGCCGCGCCGCCGCTTGCAAGGCCTTTATGAGCTTTTGATGCTGGCATCGAAGCGTGCTTTTTAAGCTTGGCCTCAGTGCCCATCATCTTCTTCATTTCGGCTGCGTGCTCGGCTTTAGACTCGCCACCTTCCTTCATCATGGGGCGAGCCATGGGCTTGGCCATCTTACGACGCATAGCAAGCGAAGGACGTGCAGGTGCGCGGCCAGGTAACGTACCCTGACCCATCTGCAAGCGGGAGGGTGCAGGGGCCTCAGAAAGCCCCGTCATTACCCCGCCATCCATCATCTTGTGGCCGTCTTTGGCTTTGCCCTTCATAGACACATGACCACCTTTTTTGAGCTTCAATTCGATTGAAGGCTCGGTGGTATACATCTTCACCATCGGCTTAAACTGGCCCATGATTAGCGCTCCTTAGCAACGTAGATGTAATCCACGGTCATGGTCTTGGCTACTGCCTCACCATTTTGAATTGCAAAGGTCACAGTCAGGTCTTCATCATCAGGCAGGTTGGTGGTCACTGAACTTCCAGCGATGGCACCATTGACAAAGTATTGAACTGCGCTTGCGCCGTCGTAGTAGAACCCAAGGCGAATAAAGGTGTCGTTTGCCATCGTGGCGACTGAGCTAGCCGTGGTTGCCGTGTTGTTTTTCTCAACAAGGAAATTCACTGTGGCTGCACCGTCAGCTTTGATGAAGAACACACCATCCGTTACATCAAGCGGCGTCGTGTCAGTAATCTGCAAGCCAATCACAAGATCTGATTGCGTTGCATCACTAACCTTAAAGCGTGCTTCAAAGAAGAGCGCCTTACCTGCTTCAAACCGGAACGATTCACCAACCTTCTGCAAGGACACAAGATCATTATCTGCTGCGGTATTTGTCAGCAGTAACAAGCCGCCATCACCATCGGCCAGTGCTTGGGTTGCCCCAGCTTGCGTCTCGGTAACGGTCCAGTTTGCAGCGGTGTAGTAATCGAAGTCTTCAAAGTAGGTGTGAAACAGCGTCGCCGCCGGCTGCCCTAGCTGGGCAAATGGCGAATCCTCACCGACGTTGGTAACGCCGTTAGGAAACCGAGTCGTAGTCATGCTTTAACTCCTAGTAAGCGGGGGCCGAAGCCCCCTGGTTTCCTTAGACTCCGGGCGTACCGTACATGGCGCGTGGATCAGTGAAGCCAACGTCATAACGCTCAGTTGCCTTGTAGCGCATGGTGTCAGTTTCAAAGTCACCTTCCATGGTCTTCTCAAGACGACGGCGCATCATGAGCTTCATGCCCTCGGGCGCGTCAGTCTGAACCCACCAAGCGGTGGCAGAAGTCAGACGCGACAGAACAGCGGCACCCTCGTCGAGCAAGCCAATTGACTTGACCGGGTTGATGTCGTTGTTTGCCTGGCCAGCACGG